GTGTTCGTAGCCGCAGTGTTACCAGCGGCCAAACGCAGAGCGGCGAAGTAGAGCTTCACACCAACGGTGACGAGCTGGTTCAACGGATCGCTCTTGTCGGGGGTATCGGTGATCACAACCTTCGGGGACAACGGATCATCACCGGTCAAGGCAGGGATACCAAAGGACTCGTTACCAAAGAAGAACGAGGCGATGATGTCCTTGCTAACCGCCAGACCGCCACCCGCGGCAGTAGCCTGATAGATGAACTCATCGGCGGCAGTGGCAGAGCCGGTGCTGACAAACGAGTTGGTCTGAGTGACAACGCGGCAACCGTAGATGGAACCCACCTCGCCCTTGTAGAACGGGGTACCCTTGTTGCCGTAGTTGGAGGCGTTCAACCAATCGGCATCGCGCATCAAATCACGGGTAACACGAGGATCGGTCGCCAGGACGTAGCCACCATTGATCATCGGAGCGCGGTTACGCTTCAGGCGGGTCATTGAATCGAGGACAGCAGAAGCGGTCATCGTGGCATCGGCAGCAGTGGTCGCACTGTTCAGACCAGAGAACGTCTGAGTGGTCAGCGTAGCAGGGTTGCCGTACACCTTAATACCGCCGGAAGAAGCGGCAGTGTTACAAGCATCCGAGTTATCGAACGTACCACCACCCTCAGCGGCGGAACCGATAGAGGAACCGCTGGCGGTGAGGTTAGATCCGATCAGGGTGTTACGAATGACCGAGTCAACCCAGAGGGCCATGTCCAGACCGGAGGTCTTGGTGGCCTGTTGGAGTGAGTTGAACAGGTCCGTAGCGCGGAGGATGTCGGTCAATCCGATCACCTGACCGTACTGAGCGAGGCTCTTGCTGAGGCTGTTGAGAACAAGAGCGCGGTAGTTCGCGGAACCAATTGCCGTACCCTCAGTCAACGTCTTAACATCAGCAACGCTCGGCGCACCAAAGCGGAACATTGTGATGGCCTTGTTGCCGTTGTTCTTGGGGATCGGAGCCTTCATGGAGAACTGATCAAGAATCGTCTCCTGTTGGACGATCGAGAGAAGCTCCTTGCTGAAGAAGTTCTGGAACTGACTGGTTAGTGTGGTTGAAGTAGTAACGCCTGCCATATTTTAGTTGTGGTTGTGCTATTGGTTGCTTTCCCGGTCGAACTCTCGTGTCGCTCGCATGAGCGCATCCCTTTGCTCCTTCATGGATAACCGTGAGAAATCTTTCTCCTCGGTCTTAAGTTGTCCTGCCGGAACGCTTTTACCAATGGCGGTCTTCTGCTGGAGCTTGTTGAGCTGTTCTTTCAGAGACTTATTCTCGGCTTCTACAGACTGAAATCGACCCGCAGTATCTTGGAGCTTCATCAATTCTACCGCATGGGCTAACCCATTGGGCAGCGTTGTTAAGATCGGAATGCGCTGCAACAACTCAACCGTTCGCTTGTACTCGTTACTGGACTGATCCTTCAACCCAGTCTCCTTCTCGGACAACTTGTTGAAATTATCTGCCCAAGTCTTAGTAAAGCGTTCCTGTTGAACCTGCTGCTGCTTCACACTCACGGTCTTACGGACGCCATCAGCCTTAGCTCGCGCTGCTTTGGCCAACTGAGAGTCACCATCCGCATCGAATTCCTTGGCCGCAGCCTCGTAATCCTCCGCAGTGTAACCCTTCTCGTCCCGAAAAGAATTGGTATCAGCAACCGTGGATTGCTCCCGTTGCTTGATCCACTCTTCCCGTTCACGCCTCACCGCCTCGCGTTCGGCCCTGATAGCCTCCTTCTCAGCGTTGATTTGTTCCCAGGTCTTGGTCTTTCGATTCTGATCCTGGGCGAATTTGCTCTTCTGATCCTTCGGCTTCTCCTCCTTCTGCTTGGCCTTGGAATCGGTCTCTGACTTACTGCTCGTGCCTACATCATCTTGCTCGCGGTTATTAACCTCTTTACTGGCACTCCCCTCATTGGAGGAATCTTGCTCAACCGAAGCTGACTCGTTTTTATTTTGAGTCTGCTCCCGTGGTTGGCTGTCGATATCGACACCAGCATCGTGATCATTGGCCAAAGCGAGCATCGCATCGGCACTCATTGTTTCATCTGACATATTGTGCTTCTATTCGTTTGCTGGTCCGCACAGACGCAGCAACCGCAACTTTGATCCTATGTATTCGTGACAGAATCCGGATCATCTTCCTGTCCCGTAATTGATTCTCGGTCGGCCATCATCTCGATGACCTTCACAAGACTGGCCTGACCCATTGCAAATCCAGAGGAGTATTGCAAATGGTTTCTGTCCGTAATTGCAGAAGCGTTCTGCATAAGAACAGTGTTCAGGAGAGCGTCCTTGAACTTTTTTCCGGTCTCGCTCTTGAAAAAGTTATTGAGGGTGGTCGCGTCATCCCTGTTCCAAGGAAGCGCATCGACCCAGCATTGATGCCGGCCAAAAGTCCATGCGGCGCGGACTCGTGAAATGAGTGAGATCATCACTTAGCCTTCTTGCGACCGGCTGCGGCGCGGCGCATGAACTCTGCGGCCCCAAGATTCTTGCGACCAATGTATGCCGCGAGAGCTTTGGGATCATCCGCGCCCTCCTTCTTGAGTTGCGTTGCCAGTTTGCTGAACTTCGATTTCTTTTTCATAAATCTACCATGCCCGACATGACCAAGTTCTGGGTTTCGTAGGATCTTTCGCCGTATCGCAGTTGTGCCTCGCTCGGAAGCTCTTGCGCCGCTCGGGATCGTCCTTCTTGATCTCCATATTGGGATCACCGAACCGAACCTTGATCACGGTGCCCTTCGGATTGCGGACGTACACCGCTTTCTTCTTGGACTCGCCCGGTGTGTAGAAAGGTTTGCCTAGCGATACTTTCTTTCCTTGGTACTCGGCCATATCAAGATTGGAATAGGGGTGAATCCTGCAACTCCTTGATGTTCTCCTGCCTCTTAGCCTTCTGGAACCTGATCTTCGGTGCCACACCCTCCTCAAGCTGCTCCATTAACGGAGCTTGGGGCTGGGATTGCACCGGAATCGAGGTCAAAACGGGCTGAGGCTCCACAATAATAGCGGTCATAGCGTAAAATTCTCCGCACCAATCAAAATCCAGCACAGTGGGCCAGCAAGTTGGCCTACTGGTGGGCGGAAACCGCCGGCAGGTCTTGTCGGAGGCTCGATATCGGCAATCTTTGCAGGTCATAGCTTATTAAACGGGAGGCTGGGCCATCTGCGGCTCTGGGCCGGCGGGCGGCATTGGCATTTGGGGCTGCTGCTGCTGCAACAAACCGCTGCTGGTCAGGAACTTCTGGATCTCAGCCCGCAATTTCCGCGCTTCATTGGTCGCCACCTGCTCGTACCCCTGCAACAGGCTGTCAATCCGCACCATAAACGCATTCTTGGAGGCCGGACTGAACTGCTGACCCTGCTGGATCGCCCCATTCAGGTACTGCATCAGCACACCGATACGGCCCGCGAAGTTCTGACCCGGTTTAGCCGGCACCGGGATGCCGATTAGCAGTGTCGGAATCGTCTTGGTCTCGTCTTCCAACTCATCCTGCTGCTTCTGACCTGGATCCCGTATCAGTTTTTTGATCAGGCTCGGGTCATCCAGCTCCATGATGCTCTTATCCAGCTCCACCTGATCGACCCAGGGGCTGTTCTGGAAGAGTTGCTTACGATTAATGGCCTGCTGAACCATCATCTGCCGGCTGACCATGTCCATACCGCCCTTCGGTTCCAGCTCATATTGATCGTGCAATGCCACCGGATCCGCATCCAGCGAGTCCTCGGCAAATCGATATCGTAAACTCTTGGAATCATACTGAACATACAGGCCCCAAGCTTGCCGGTACATCTTGCCCAGTGCCATACGGAACAATCGCGCCCGCAGATCCCCACTCTGCATCGCCTGAGCGTTGATACTCTGGATCTCGGTCGCCGTCCGCCGGTCACTACCCCCGCCCATCGCACTGCCCATCGCGTAATCCGGACTACCGATCCGGTTCTCCGCCACCGCCCGAGTCTGGTTCAGCTCCTGATCAAAGCTCACCGGAGGCTGCGGCATCTGGACCGGAGCCACGCCATACGGCAAGATTTGCCCGGGCGAGAACCGCAAGTTGATACTGTTCGGCAGCTCCCGTTCCGCTCGGAATAGCGGGCGATTATACAGCGTCATCGCATCGTGCTTATGGTTCCACATCGAGGTCATCGACAACTCGAACGGAGCCAGGATCTCGCACACGCCCCGCGGGCTGAACCATCCCTTGTCCTTGATCTCATACGGGAAGTCCACGAAGGGACATTGGCCATGATCATATGGCAATTCCATC